GTATTGGAGAATGTATTCCAAATACTAATGTAAAGAAATGAGTAAGTGGTTATATTCTGCTACTACAATTTTAGGAGTTTTAATGATTGGAGGCGCACTTGCTCTTCAGATCTTATATATAAAAAATAATCAGAGTTCAGATGATTATTATCCTCATCAAGTTGCTTCAGTTGTTATGGATACATTAGTTGTAGCATACTTAATGACAGCTCTAATTTATTATAGACCTTATAGTAGCCCTGTAGAAACAGGTGTTATTGTTATTTTATTAATGGTTGGTCTTGGATTAGAGATATTTAGTACTCAATGGAATCAAACTTTAACTACTACATGGCTAGGATATTTTTTAACATCTTTAAATGCAATAATACGTTTATTAGTTCTTGTTCAAACAAGATGTGATAAACCATTAAGTACAACTGGAGAAGTTTTAGCTGAACTTAAAGAATTAGCAAACAAAACTCAGAAACCAGTATTTGATACAGCAAAAGCAGCAGTTGCTCCTCTTGGAACACTTGAACCAGAAAATGCTTATAGAAATGCAATGAATGTTTTAAATTCTATTATGGATAAGGCACAGCTTTCTCAAGAAGATAAAATAACAAACAGAACAAAATTTAAAGAAGCTTTTGGAAGAGGTGAAAATAAACCATCAACAACAGGTGGTCGTAAACGCTAAAATATGATAATAATATATAAATGGCATTGTGTCGTAAATCATATTCTGAAGTTTTATCAGCACTGTTTGCTTTGACATTAATTATAGTTTCTAATGGTCTAACGTTATTTGGAATGTTTAGATACTTGCTTGGACTTGAAGATGATAAGAATATAAATAGAAATCATTTAATATTAGCAGGAAACTTACTATCTATTTGTGCTCTTGTTGGAAGTTTATTTATTTTAATGTCAAATGAAGATGCATTATCAATAGGAATAAAGGTAGGTTTATTTGCTACTATGTTATTTACAATGGTTATGAATCTATATTTATCAAATTATGATCCTTCAGATTATGGTTCTGAAGTATTTGTTATTACTTTAAATATTTTTGATATGTATGTCAAAGTAACAGCAGTATTACTTGGTTATGGTGTATGTTCTATGAATGATGTACCTACTGCATTAAATGGAATGATGACTAAAGTTTTAGACGGGCGGCGTTAAATTCCAACTTTAAGAGATTGATACATTCTATAAATAAGAATGGCCCAAAAACTTGATTCAAAAGATATGGATGGTAATGTTATTGATTATCTCGAAGAAGATCCTGAGGTACCTACGCAGAGATATTGTATTATGTCATTTATTTCACCTGAAAAGGTTGTTAAACAAAAATCAGAATTTATGAATGAAAAGTTTATTAAATGGCTTGAATACGATTGGAAAATTTCTGGAATGGAAACTCTAATGAGTTTTCTTGCAAAGAAATATTCATTGAAAGTAGATGATCTTTTTGAAGATATGCGTGAATTTGCAAAGGTTCATAATGCAGAAATTATGAAGACAGATGTACACGAAAAATATCAGGTATTCCTAATGAAACATGAAAAAGATCTAGATATTGAATTTACAGAATCAGTTGGTTTTCGTACTAATGTACGTGGTGTAAAAGTTCGTCGTGTATTTGCTAACCTAGAAGAAACTCAAATGTATTCTAAGGTTCTTCAGCGTAAGTATCCTCGTGATAATCTTTATATTGGTAAGGTTGGTTGTTGGCTACCATGGGATCCTTCTGAACATGTTATGCCAGAAGTTGAATATGCTGAACAAGAATTGAATGAGATGATGAGGAAATATAAGGAAAATGAAATGAATAAGGATATCTTTTTCGAAGAACGTAAGAACGAAAAGATTGCAGATCAGAAACGTGAGAATGAAGAACGTAAGAAGAAGGCATTGGAAGATAAGGGTCTAGCAGAAGTTGCAGATATGAAGGCTGCTCTTGAAAATGCCCCTATTCATCCTTCTGAAGGTGGTATTAGAGAATAAAACTATATAAATAATAAATGCCATTACGTCCACTCAATCCGAATGCACCTGCATACGTTCCATCTGATACGAAAGCATTAGAAGATGCAAAGGATACTGCAACTAGAGTAGCTGAAAAAGCTCTTGAAGGTGAAGGAAGACGTAAGAAACGTAGTACTAAAAAACGTAAGACAAAACATCGTCGTAAGACTGGTCGTAAACATTATTAATTCCCTTTCTTAACCCAAACCTTAGGTCCTGCTGATTTCTTTTCTACCTTTGATAAATCAAAATCTTCACCTGCTAACATTGTTGATGAAAATGATTGATTATTTGCACATAATGAATCATCGCATAATCTGAATGCAGGATGTTCTGAAGCTTTATACCAAAATACTTGATCATCTAATTTATTAGACTGTACACCATTAGCTATAACTAAACATTCATAGTTTTCAGTACATTGATCCATAAATTGACAAAACATTTCAAAGGTTGGAAACATACCTGCAAAATTCTCATATATTCTTCTGCGATTAGAAATATTATTTTCTCGCAAAATGAATACGAAATCTATATTTGTTCGTAGATTAGGTGTAACACCTAATGGATACTGCATAGTAATTAAGGTTACCATATCAATATGACGACCATTCATGAAAATGTATCTTGTTGATTCTTCATTAATCCATGATTTATCATACAAACAATCATCTAATATTAAAAATGCTCTTGGATCAATATTTGAATGTCCACCATGTGAACTTTTTTCATGATTTCTTTGCTGTTTTACTGAAAGTTGTCTTTTAATAGCATTCATTACAATTTCAGGCTTGTATTTGTCATGAATTAATTTAGAAGGTGCAATTTCTTGAAAAAAAGGATTGGCAACCTCAGTCCCTGATATAATAGTACCAACTGGAAAACAATCTCTAGTATTTGCTAAAATATCTCTAACTAAAAAAGATTTTCCAGTATCTTTTTTCCCTATTAAAACTATCATTGGAGATTTACGCGAATCAATTTCACATCGATCAACTATTGTTCGCATATTGAATTTCTTAATTTGGAAATTCATCTGCGCAAACTTCCCTTATTTGTATTTATGTGAATCATTATAATTGGAATGAAACGAAAACAAGGTTCAGGAGACCTAAGAACTAATCCAATAAATATGAGTTTAGGAAAATATACTAGTATGTTACCTATGTATGGGATAGAAAAAACTCAACCATTTTTTCCACCTATTGAATATTTATTTAAAACTGAAAAATTAACTAATTCACATGAATATGGTATAAAATTTTCAGAAACAATTACAAGTATTTCTGGAACAATAATTAAAACTTTATCTGGAAAAGAAATTGAAACACATGCTAAAATTACTATGCTTTTAAGTCCATTTAAATGGATGAAAGGCGAACATACTTCATTAGATCTTCCAGGTATTAGTGAAAAATCAAATGTAACTCATCAGAAATTACAAAGTCCAAATACAGCAGGATATGTTGGTTCAATTATTAGTGTAGCACTTTCTTTATCTGAATGTCAACACTTTCCAAAAGTTTATGGTGCTTATACTGGTATATCTAATGAACATACTATTGATATCTCAGATGATTATGAAGAATTATGTGAAAGAAAATGGTTTTCTTCAAATATAGGTAAAACTTTTGATCTAAAATTAAAAGAACCATCTACTCAAAAAATACAATATACACGTTCTGCTAGAATTCCTCTAAATTTAGGAGATGAAATTGAATTAGATGATATTAAAGAAGTTGAAGGTATGCCTTCAAATGAAACTATTGCAGCAGAATTAGATACTGTATTTGAAGAAAAAATATCTGATTCAGATGATAGTAGTTCAGATGTTTCAACAGATTATGTATTTCAAATTGAATCAGTATCATTAGACGATGATGATTCTGATAATGAGAGTGTTATTGATAGTGAAGAAGAACAATCATTTGCATGGGCTACTTTTAAAAATGTTCCTGTTCAATTAACTATTATGGAAAAATTAGATGGAACCTTGTATGATCTATTTACTAAGTTCCCTGATTCAACAAAACATTTTGCTTGGTTAGCTCAAATTGTATTTGCATTAGCTTATGCACAAAGAACTTTTGGATTAACTCATAATGATCTACATGGTAATAATATCATGTATACTAAAACAGATTTAGAATTCTTATATTATTCATATTCAAGTGATATATATGCTGTTCCAACATTTGGATACATTCTTAAAATAATTGATTTTGATCGTGGTATTGGTAGTATAAAAGTTCAAGGTATGAAAGAAGCAAGAACTTTTATGAGTGATCAATTTCATGAAGATGAAGAAGCAGGTGGTCAATATAATGTAGAACCATTTTATAATAATCATTTTCAAGTAATAAAACCAAATCCATCATTTGATTTAGTACGTCTTGCAACATCAATATTTTGGGATTTATTTCCAAATGGACCTAAATATGAAGAATATTCAGAAAATTTAGTTTATAAATTGTTTATGAAATGGTTAACTCTTCCAGATGGAAGTTCAATCTTATTTCATAAACATAATCCAAAAATAGATAGATATTTTGGATTTAATTTATATAAGGCAATTGCTAGATATTGCAAAGATGTAATTCCAAGAAAAGAAATATCTGAATTTAAATGTTTTATTGTTGATTGTCCAGTTGCATCAAATTTATTAACGATTGAAATGTAAATGAGTTGTCCTTATAAATTTGTTTTAGGAATACCAAATCAAGGTTTTCATGAAAAAAGATTATTTGGATTAGCATTAAATGATACATTAGGAACTATTGTATTAGCTCTATTAACATCATACTTTTTTGATATAAATGTATATATTTCTTTATTTGTATGGTTTATATCAGGAGAAATTCTTCATTACTTATTTGGTACTCAAACAGCATTATTAACAAAACTTGGAATTAATGCATGTCCTTAGACTATAATTTTATAAATAAATTTCAGTAACTATAATAGCTTATGAAATTTATTTAAATTAATTTATTTAAAAC